GCGATGCCTACGCCTCTTACTCTTCCACCTGATTTAAGTGTAATTCTACCGCCTCGTTTAAAACCTGACGCAGAGTAATCTGTGCGTGCATTATTTAATGCATCTTGTCTTATAAGCCAATTTTTTTTATCTTCTTGAGCCATAAACTCAAAAAGTTTGTTCCGGCTTTCTTTTTTAGGAGCACCACTATCCTCCAACACTTTCATTTCCTTTTTTACATTAATAAATCCGGGATTTTTACCAAATGTACTTCCACCGATAGGATTGCGATGTCTTGCATTGAATACCACTTCATGAGGTATAGCATTTTGATTAGCGGTAATATTTTTACCATATAATGGAGTTGTGCCGCCGTCTGGTTTTTTGTCTTGTTTAAGTACATTTAGTTTTTTGTCTTGTTTAAGTACATTTAGTTTTTTGTCTTGTTTAAGTACGTCTGGTTTTTTGTTTTGTTTAAGTACAACTGTTTTCTTTGTAGGCGCTAAATAATCCATGCCTTCGAATCCCGCTTTTCCGCTTAAAGATCCTGTATCACCTAATGCATTCTTTTTTCTTCTTCCGAACATAGCTGCTCCGCCTGCTAGTGCTAATGCAGCTAAAATTTTCTTATTTCTTCTTCTCGATTTTTTAGACATTATTTTTTACCGTTCCTAAAAATTTGTGTACCCTTTATACCAAAAATTGACGCACATACAAGTATCCATAAATTAGTGAACCATGAGGGAAGGGCTTTAAAATGCTCGAAGAAGAGATTTATCTTGGTCATAGCGGCCGGATCGTCCGACCAAACCCCATATGCCAGGACCAAAATCGGGAGCGTTAAAATCGCAAGGACCACCTCGTCCTTAAAATCTTTGTCTCGGGATTCTAAAAGTTTGCCCTGGTAAGCCTCCTCGCCGCGAGACATCTTAACGGCGTGCATGTGCTGTGCATCAGCCATAGCCATCTTTGTCTCTTGACGCTTTTTGTAAATGTGCGTCCCAGCGTTAAGAGCTAATTTAATAGCACCAAACCACATATTAGA